ACCTTTTGCGTCGCACGTCCCACGCAAAGTTGCCCCTGTGATACCTAAAGTGAGTCCCTTCGACGCCTACAAGCAATATCTCTCGCTCAAGAATCACTTTACAAAACAAAAGTATGACTACCACAAGTACTGTGGTAAGTCTCGTGCAACAATAAACTCTTTCTACAAACGCAAGGATCGTTTCTGGTTTGAGAAACTGAGTCGTCAGAAAGATGACAAGGAAGTTGTAGATTTCTTTGTTTCCAACTTTGTTTCTTGCACTGACCCCCAGACTCTGTGGATTGGGGAGATGATTCGGTCTGGTGAAACAAACTTCACAGAGTGGAAGAAGCGCATTCAGTCGCTGTCTTATCACTTCAAACAAGAAACTTCTGATCTGTTTGAAGGTAAGAATTTTGATTCTGTTTTTTCCATTGACGGGACAAAACATCCTGTTATAATAAGAGAACACCTGCAGGAAAACATCTCTCTGGAGACTTTAATTCTGTTGGAAAAGATCTTAGGGTTCAAGAAGAACTTCGATAAGAAACTCCAAGATCCTGTGTGGGAATTTCTCTCGATGCGAATGGAAAAGTATTCTCCATTCCTAAATATCGATGTATTCCATTATAAAAAGATCCTTAAGGAGGTCGTGCTGACACAATGACATTTTTTGAATCCGACATCGTACAACAAGAGATGGAGGAGATCGCAAGACTTCAAGAGGAGATCTATGGAATGGTATTCAAATTCCCTTCCATGGATAAAGAGGAGAAGATGAAGCACGTTGAGTTGCTGAGTAATCTCCTGAAAAAACAGCAAGTCCTTTACACAAGGATGAGTCTGTCTGATGACCCTGAAGCAAAGTCAATGAAGGAAAACATCATGAGGTCTGCACAAGACCTTGGTTTCCCTCCCGATGTTGACATTGCTTATGTCTTCAATAACATGACGAAAGTCTTGGATGAAATGAGAGGATCAATTGAGCGATCCTAACCTTTGTGACATAATAATGGAGTACACAAAGGCCAAATCTTAACTAATAGGTACACACATGTCGTTTTCTAATCTGAAAAAGCAATCCTCTCTCGGTTCACTGACCGCCAAACTGGTCAAGGAAGTCGAGAAGACTAACAACCCACAAAGTTCGTCTGGGGCAGACGAGCGTCTCTGGAAACCCGAAATGGACAAGACTGGCAACGGGTTTGCCGTCATCCGTTTCTTGCCCGCACCTAACGGTGAAGACCTCCCCTGGGCAAAGGTATGGAGCCATGCCTTCCAAGGTCCTGGTGGTTGGTACATTGAGAACTCTCTGACCACGCTGGGTCAAAAGGATCCACTGGCAGAATACAACCGCGAACTGTGGAACTCTGGACTGGACTCTGATAAAGAGATCGCTCGCAAGCAGAAGCGTAAGTTGTCTTATTATGCCAACATCTATGTTGTGAAGGATCCTGCCAACCCACAGCACGAAGGTAAAGTCTTCCTGTTTAAGTTTGGTAAGAAAATCTTTGACAAGATCATGGAGGCAATGCAGCCTGAGTTTGATGATGAAACTCCCATCAACCCCTTCGACTTCTGGCAGGGTGCCAACTTCAAACTGAAGATCGTGAAGAAGGATGGTTACTGGAACTACGATAAGTCTGAGTTCGCATCCGCTGGTCCTCTGCTTGAAGATGATGATGCTCTGGAAGCACTGTGGAACAAAGAGTATTCCCTGACTGCTTTCACTGAAGCATCCAACTTCAAGTCTTATGAAGACCTGGAGCGTCGTTTGAATGCTGTCCTGAACCGCAACGTCACTGCACCTGTCCGTCAGGAAGTGACTCCTGCTGAACTTGAGGAGCGTTCTTATCAACCCACCTTTGAGAAGAAGGTTGAGGTTGAAGACGACAGTGACTATGGTGTTCCTCAGACATCACTCGCTGACACTGAGGACGATGCACTAAGTTACTTCGCTAAGTTGGCTGAATCCTGAGGGAAAATCAGCTTTTGATTTCAAAATAGCCCAGATATTTTTTCTGGGCATTTTTTGTGCCTATTACTTTTTCTACGTGTATAATCTGATGTTATCTCCGCGTGTAACTGATGGAGAGACGTACTGTGTCGATCCTTGTTGATAAGGCATAATCTGCTCAAGGTTGTCAATAACCAAACCGACGTATTCTTCCTTGATCACATAAATGCTTCTTCTGTCATTCTGCTTTCTTTCTTCATAAGTGTAATTAGTCACTGCATAAGTGAAAGCGGTGGAAGTTCTCTCTTCTCCTATTCCACTGTCATACCAGTCAACTGAGATATTCTGTGGAACTTCGAGTCCACCAGGGAAAACAACTCTTCCGACAGAATCCTTGATTTCATCACTTTCGTAATGGTGCACTGCATAGATATTTTCCTCAGATCCATACTTTGAGACCAAATAGTTCTGGAATGACTGTTGATCCAAAGGCCACTCCTCGACCTGATTGATCACATTGTTGGAAAGTAGGACCAACCAGTCAAGGTCAGGATCTTCATAAACTTTGTTTGCTACCTCATCTGGACGCTCATCACCAATAATTTTATATTTGGTAAAGTAAGAAAGATTGCTAAAAATGTCAGGACGAATGATTCCACGCTTAAAGAGGTTCTTGACCTCAACGTAATCATTGATCTTTTTGGCATCAGTCAGGCGACTGACGTATTCAAAGTTAGGAACGTAATCGAAATACTGTGCCATTGGTTAGAACCCCATATCGTCTGATTCGGTGTCAAAGTCATTATCATAAAGAGGCTCAAGTTCTTTGAATGCCAGGGAAATTTGATAAGTCGGCATTGAACCATCTTCGCCATATGTCATATATTCGGTTGGATTGCCGTATTTCACATCAAAACTTGTTAGAGCAACTGGTTTGAATTTGTGCAAGAATGGGTGTTGTCCCGACTCTTGATAGATGTACTGAAGTTGGAAAATGTCAGGAGTGAAGAGGAATGCCTCAGATCCTGATTTTCTTGGATTCATACTCTTCTTGAAGAACTTGATGATTCTCTTGATCATCGCTGCTTCAGCACTTTCACGGGTGTCAGTTTAAACGTAAAAGCGAAGTTTCTGAGTGTTGGTGCCTGGAAGAACAACTCAAGGTTTGGGTTAGCAATTGAACCAGTCAGTCGTCTTCTGAGGTTCTTACCAATTGCTTGTCCAGCGAAATATGCTTGCAAATAATTCTTTAAATTTGGATCGTCCGCTGCTTTTTCGTAACTCCCCATGAGGGAGTTGACTCCTGCTTTTGCCATTCCAACCACGTTTGCTGGGTTGTCAGAACCAATGTCGATCATTCTAAAAGCAGCATCACCAAATGCCGCTTCGAGGAAGTTCAGAGTTTCTCCTTCATAAGAAACAACATTCTTTTCTGCTAATCCTGCTTGAAGTGGGAGAAGAACACTTCCAATTGCTGTCCCTAATCTTTGTGAGGCAGTTCCACCAATCGAACTTCCTGGAACATAATCTTGGTTTTTTCCTCCTCTTGCTTTATACTTGTGAGCAGTGATTTTGAGGTAATCACCAGGGAACTGAGAATTTGTGTTGATGGGATATCTCATACTTTGGAATCCACCACTTCTTGCTGCTCTCCCTTGAGGCAAATCAATGGTTCCTTCTGTGTTTTCTCCTGGAACGGCACCAACTTTTAGTTGATCATTAGGAAATGCATATGTTCCAAACTGACTTGGAACTCCATTATTCAGTGATTGTGGAGGAAGACCAAAAGGATTTCCGTCTGTGAATGTTCCGTCGTTATTGACAACCTGACCAGTTACTGGATTTTGAAGTCCAGGGATTCCATTTTTGAAAAATTGTGTTCTGTTATTTTCTGCAGCAGTCAGATTAGAATAGTTTGTGTTATCATTCAGAACAGCAGCACGGTCGATGTTGAAAAGAGGTCTTCCTTCGTTGTAGAATGTCTTTTCGAATTCTGTGGTTGTCAGTTGCGCTGAATATCTCGCTCTGTTGTTGTAGAGTCTGGTGAAGAGTTCTGTGTCTTCGATTTCCCAGTCAGAATTACTGGATGAGGCAAGCAATGACCCACCAGTGGAATTGAGTTCAATCTTCCCAGTCTCAGTGTAGGTAACTTCGTCTACCTTAAGACCATTCCATATTCTCGATGATTGAATACTCGTTGCCATTTATAAAAACTGGTCTTTTAGTTATTTAGAACGATTTTCTGATATGGAATGGATCTTGCTTCTTCCAGTTCGTTGGGATAAATGAGATAAAGATAACTTCCGAGTTCTTCCCAAGTGTAATTGTGAAAATCACCCCAGTGATAATTCAGTCCTCTGAATCCCCAGGGATAAACACCAACACAAGCAATCAGGGGAAACTCGTCGTATCGGATCTCTTTTGTTTTTGCCTTGTATATAAAGGTATAATATCTCCCAACACTGGGTGCCACTTCAAACTCATCAAGTACTTCCAACAGAGCAGTCATCATATCATCAGCATCGCCCATATTGGCAATGTCATTTGCAGCACCACCAGCGAGTCTGTCGTTATCGCTTTTTAGGTAGTCTTCTTGTTTTAGAGTTTCGACGTTTTGTGCCATAAGGTTTTATCCCGAGGTCATCTTCTGTTAGGATCTTGAATTCAACCCCATTATCTTTACAGAACTCTGCCGCATACTTCCATTTGGCTTCATTCTTGGCATAAGTTTTTGCCTCATTGATATAAGTTTTTGTCACTTTACCACTTGCAGGTTTTGTGGGAGGAGAACACTGCTTTTTTGGTTTGATTTCGATTAGATACTTCTTGATCTCACCATTGGGACGTTTCATCTCAACGAGAGCATCAGGATAGTAACGATGAACTCTGCCGTCAATTGGATTCACATATGGTATGCTAAACTCTTCAGCCGCATACTTTAGAACATTGTCATTACGATCACACCACTTGAAAAAGTGTAACTCCCAAGAACTTCTGTAAATGATGTTGTCAGCATCACCTTGATACTTCTCAGGATGTTGTGGATGAAATCGCCCTTGGTGCCATTTGCTGTCCTTAGGCATAACCCACTAAATAACAATATAAGTATCCATATTTATAAATGGCATCCACAGGATCTGGTGCGCCAACTCCACGCAGAATCGGAACCACTGAACTTACAAGTCGGTTTCTAAACCTTGCACAAACATCTGTTTATACAGTTAAGATTCAACCTCCTGCTCAGGTTGCTTCTTATCTGAATGAAAGAGGTGTCAATTATGCAGCAGATGGTGAGGGAATCGAACTGCAGTGCACTCAAACTCTCCTACCAGGTCACAAACTGAGCACAATCGATGTTGCCAATGATTACATCGGTGTCTCTGAGAAGATGGCATATAGACAAGCATACGATGAAGCGATTAACTTCACCTTCAACGTAAACTACAGATATGATGTTGTTCAGTTCTTTGAGGGGTGGATTGATTTCATCGCTGGAAGAAATGGTCGTGAACAGAATGCATATGTTGATAGATATGCAAATTACAGAATGAATTATCCAGAGTCATATCGCTCTGATAATGTTTACATCACAAAGTTTGAGAAGAATGTTGATCACCTGAACAGAACACTGGGTCTTGGTGACACTCCTTCTTATAGACTTGATTACACCTTTGTCGGTGCTTTCCCACTGGCAATCATTCCTGCTCAAATATCGTATAATCAAAGTCAGATACTGTCTTACACAGTTAGAATGGATTACATTCGTTACGTTTGTGAACGAAGTGTTATCGGCTAAATAACTTACCTGATCTTACATAATGCCTTTACCAACAATTGCAACTCCTTCTTATGAGTTGAAACTGCCTTCGACAAAGAAGACAATCAAATATCGTCCCTTCCTTGTGAAGGAAGAGAAACTTCTGGTTCTTGCTTTGGAGACACAAGACACAAAGCAAATCACAAATGCAATCAAGCAGGTTCTGAAAGGTTGCATTCAGACCAGAGGTATAAAGGTTGAAACACTTCCAACCTTTGACATTGAGTATTTGTTTCTCAACATTCGTGCAAAGTCTGTTGGTGAAGTTGTGGATGTTACCATCACGGCTCCTGATGATGGTGTGACTCCGATTGATATTAGTTTGGACATTGAAGAGATTGAAGTCCAAGAGAGTGAAGATCACGATAAGAGAATTCGTTTGGATGACACTCTGATGATGGATATGAAGTATCCGTCACTGGATCAGTTCATCAAGAACAACTTTGATTTTGGTGGTGATGCCACACTGGATCAGTCATTTGAACTGATTGCCTCTTGTATTGATAAGATTTACAATGAGGATGAAGTTTGGGCAGCAGCAGACTGCACCAAGAAAGAGTTGGTTGAGTTCTTAGAACAAATGAACTCCTCACAGTTCAAGCAGATTGAGAAGTTCTTCGACACAATGCCGAAACTGACTCACAATGTTGAGGTAACAAATCCGAAGACTGGTGTGAAGAGTACTGTCGTTTTGGAGGGTTTGCAGTCTTTTTTCGCATAGGGATGATCCATATGGATCTGGAAAATTACTTCAAACTTAATTTTGCCCTCCTACAGTACCATAAATACTCATTGACTGAGATTGAGAATCTGATGCCCTGGGAAAGGGACATTTATGTAGCACTTCTCCAGCAACACATCGAAGAAGAAAACGAAAAGATGCGTCAGAATGGCTAACGTCTCCTTAGATCCTATTGACATTCTCCTGGAACTGGGGTTTGATTTGGATGAGATCTCCGATGACAAGGGTTATCAGAGTGCTCTGAAGGAAGGCATTGTGACCATCGAGTTTCGTACTGGTGGGTCTGGGGACGAGAGATCTCGTGCTCTTAGAGAAGAACTAATAAAAACAAGAAAGAAAGGATCAAAGAAAACAACTGTTGATGCCGCAAAGGCCTTCATCTCACCAAAAGCATTGCCTGGAGGTGTTGGTAAAAGAGGAGGAGCACTCACAGTCGGACAGACTCTTCTGTCATCGAGCACAAAGAATAAACAACAGCAACAACAAAAGAAGACTTCTGTTTTTGATGTCATTGCTGACTCACTCAATGCCGTTGCTAAGTCACTCAACAATGTCGCTAAGTCAATAAGTGAACTCTTAGGTGTTGAGAGACAAACTGCTGAAGCAGCAAGACAAGGTGCAGTCACTGCAACAAGACAGAAAGAAGAAAAAGATAGATTAGCAGGTGCTAAGAGTCTTATTAGTGGATTGACTTCCCCAGTGATTAACGCTGTCAAGAAACCAGCAATGGGAATTCTTGACAGAATCAAAACATTCCTTGGAAATGTGGCCGCTGGTTCAGTTGTTGGGTGGTTGACTAACGAAGGAAATAAAGATAAGGTCTTGGGCGTCTTCAATTTCCTTGAAGAGCATATGGGCAAGATTATGACAGGAATCATTGCTCTCCTGGGTCTTGGGATTGGGATGAAACTGGTTGGGCTTATCAGTAAACTTATCGGAGTTGTCAAGCTTCTGGGAACTGGAATCACTAAGATATTGGGATTGGCAGGAAAGATTCCAGGATTTGCTGCTGCTGCCAAATTTGTCGCTCCTGTAGCACTGATGGTTGGTGCTCCCATCGCTCTTGCGGCTGGTGCTGGAAAAGCATATGAAGCAATTAGAAGTAACATGGCAGGTGGTGGAGAACTTGCGACTCTTGATTCTGAACTCAGAGCTAGACTTGCTGAGAGAGGAATCGCTGAGAGTGGCAAATATCGTCTTGGACAAGGTGGAAAGAACATAAGAGGTGGAACTGGACTGGCACTCAATGAAGAAGATCAGGCTTTGTACGACCAATACAAAGCACTTCAGGAGCAAAGAGCAGAAACCCAAAAAGCAAGAGATGCTGAACTCAAAGCCATCGAAGAAAGATACAAATCAGATAAATCAAATCTTGTCAAGCAGGGATCTGGAAGAAATGCAAGA